AATCATGTGATCAAGAATATAAATTCGATGATATAATCGATGATAATTCTGAATTAAACGAAAGCGAATGGTGTAATTAAAAGTATAAATATATAGAATATGGAAAAACTTTGGGAAAGATTCTTTTATTCGCTCGAAGATAAGAATAGCGTATCTGGTTTAAGACGTTTGGTAAATAATGCCGAAACGATGTCTGCTTATTTCGAAGCCAATAATATATTGGCCGAAGCAAACAGAACATTACCAATGTTAATCAGAAAGAATAAAAAAATCAATTTAAGCTGTCATAATAGGGATATAGATAATATCCTAGTCTTTATATTTTTAAAATCGATTACAACAATTCCTACAAAGACAAAAGCATATAAATTAGGTTTAATCAATAAGAATGGTGAGTTGATTAGAAGTCCTGAAACTCAACAAGAACATGATGCAATTTCCAATCTTGACTTACTTATGTTTAAACTTAGGGAATGGCTTAGACCGAAAATGTATTGTCTTGCTTCTATTAACTGGATTAGAGGCTTATACAATGATAAACGTATTCAGAATTACCTTATAAATACTGATTTCGTTTCAAGACAATATGTCGTAAGACGACTTAATAATGAATTAAATGATATTTTAAGGAAACATTGATATGCATCATCCATACTTTCCGCCTCCTCCGCCGCCACCATGTCCTGAATGTGAAAGACTCCATAAATCAGAATATGAAAAATATGGTTTTAATATAGTTATTGGCGGAAAGTATTGGACAAAAATTCCAGAAGTTCGTAAATGTTGTCCAATAAAGGTAACTGTAGTAGAAAGTACAGCTAAAGAAATAACTGTTGACTTTAACGGCGTAAAATTTACGAAAGATAGAGCGGAATTCTTAAAATCAAGTTGGCGAGACTATGACGCTTTTTAAAATAAATGTTGAACGGGCAACTGAAATATTAAATAATTGTCTGCAAAAATATTTTAAACAATTAAAACCTATAAAAATAAGTGTCGAACCTATAAATGAGTTCGGCATATTTAAATTTGATATATCCGGAAATTCTTTTATAAATCCACAAATAATAATTTCAAATAAAAGATTTAGAACTGAAAATAGCTATAAGAATACTATTCTACATGAACTCATACATTATTCTGTATTTTCTGACTTAAAACCTGATGAAATAAGTGAAGCCATATCAGCAAACGATCAAGATTTATTTGACAGAATAACTGAAACAGGCAAATATGCACATGGTGAAAAATGGAATTCTAAAAAAACTACTATAAATAATATATACAATTTGAATATAAGGTAAAAAATGGCAGATTTTTTAGAAAATGAAGACGATTTAATATTAGATGAAGACTTCAGTATGGGTGTTGGCGGACCTTGTGGCCTTGACCAGGGAATTCCTCATGGCGGCGATTGCAAAGGTTGTTGTCCACAAAGAATGGGGTTATATCAACGTTCTCCATTTTCTGTAAATCCATTCTTTGCCGGTGTTGCTGCAGCGCATCATCCTGGTTATTGGCTAGGACAGATTCCTAAGAAGAAAAAACGTCGTAAAAAGAAACGCCGTAAACTTCATGAAGACTTTGGTGCTGAACAACGTATTAAAGAACGCCAAGAATTAATGAATTCTTTGAAAAAGCCATGTTTTGCAATTTATTACAAGCTTTTTGGTAAAGAAGACTGTGCAGCAGAACATGTAGATACCGAAGAACTCTATCAGCATTTCTGTACAGGTTTTGATAACGATATTACTCCGCCAATTAGGTCTTATGAGATTGGTAAATTCGCTAGAAGACTTTCAAAAATGATATATGACAAAGATGATCTTGAATTGGCACTTGCACACTTTAAAAAGGAAGTAAAATTACACGGTAAATTACTTGCTGCATAAAAAATTTTAGTGAGCGTTTATATGGATGTGAAGACTCAGCAGTTAAATATAATAATGGAAGCTATCCGACAAATAGTCCGTGTAAAAACTTGCCCGCCTTGGGTTGTCGGTAAACTTACTGATGCAGTAAAGAAAGCAAAGACTTTAACAGATGAAAATACATCTGGAACGTCTGATTTTTCTGAATATGAAATTGATTATACATATAGGCCTTTCGAAATCGATGAAAAGGCTATAAGCTCTGTCGAAGGTGACAAGTGTCTTTATCAAATTATGAGTATTTGTGATCCAATCAATGGCGTGAATTTATATAATATAAAAATTATCAAAGGGGACAAAAACAATCCTGCCGGATATATTGTTTACAATGTTCCCGAAACAAAACTACAGCACATAAAGGTATAATTATGGCAAAACATGTAAACAGACCATCAAATTTAAGGAGGATTATAGTGAAAAGAAATTTTGATGCTCTTTATAACTCAAGAAACACAGATCAGCAATATACAGAACAGGATATGCAGCATTTAAAGTTGATTGAACCTAATGCTGTTCTTCCACGTGGCTATACAAAAATTCCTAGAATACCACGTTCACCAAGAATTGTTAGTAGACCTGCACTTGATAGCTTCGAAAATGAATATCAGGCATTTATTGCTAAACTCAAAGCAAAGAAAGCAGAAAAGGCAGAAGAAGAAAAAATTCAAGAACAGCTAGATGCTGCAAATGCAGTTGAGACTGTTCAAGAACCAATTACTGAACCTGTAGAGGAAACACAAAATGAAATTATCACAGAAACTCCAATCGTTGAAATCGAAGAAACACAAGAGACTGTTAAACCAGTTAAAAAGACTCGAAAATCGAAGAAAACGGTGGTTGAACCAACTGACACGGTAACTGAAACAATAGAAACTGCTGAAACTGCAGAATAAATTAAAAAGGACCAATTACTTGGTCCTTTAATTTTTATATTCAATACTTATTAGGTATTTGTATCTAATGCTGTAAGCATATCTCTTGTACTATCGAGGTCACCCTTCATAGTAGCAATATCCTGCTTAATTTCATCGCGCTTCTTAATGAGAGGTTCTTTCATCTTTCTGTTAAGATAAGATCTAGCCTTTACATCAAGCTTAGCACCAATTTTCTTAATTAAGAATATAGCATTCTTAATATTCTTAAATTCAAGGTCTTCCGGATTTAATAGCTTACCATTGAAAATAAGTTCAATATCAGTCTTAACCTTTTCGATTTCAACTAACTGTTCTTCCTTCAATGTCTGTGTAACTGCGACAACAGCCTGCATAATCTTTTCTACGTCGTAGATTACCTTAGCTGCTGGCGTATCTGTTGTAGTTACGTCATTCGGATCAGCCTTACCCTGTAAGAATTCCGGGTCATCTTCATGAGAGCCGTCATTAACAGGAGATTCATCCTTCGTGTCGTCGGATTCTTCTTCACCGCCTTCTCCTCCAGCTTCACCGCCTGCGGCTCCACCTCCGGCACCACCAGCGCCACCTGCTCCACCAGCATCAGCTGCAAATGGATCGCCACCACCGGCATCAGTAGCAAACGGATCACCACCAGCATCACCACCAGCATCTCCGCCACCAGCGTCTCCACCAGTATCACCTGCATCGCCACCAAATGGGTCTGCTTCGGTCAAAAGTGAAGTACCTTCAAAATCTGCTTCATCTGATAAAAATTTACTAAACGACTCACCGATATTAATCTTAATCGGTCCAATCGCATTTTGAAGCATGTCTTCTAATTTTCCCATATTTACTTCCTAGATTCTAAAAATCTCATTGATTCTATCAATTATTATCTCTTTATTTATACTTCTTATATTAGAGCATGTCAAATAATTGAAAAATACCCTTGCAGATTTAGAATTTTTCTTTGTTAAAAGCTCATAAAGACCATATTTATCTTGATTTATGACCATATTGGCCATCAATTCCATAAGGTCTGACATTCGTTCTGCAGTATGTTCACAGTCTGCAGATTCTCCTTGATATGTCTTAAAAAACTTATCAAGGTATTTCTTCATAAATTCATTACGATGGTCTAACTTATAATATATAGAAAACAACAATTTTACATTCCTTAAGATAAATCGAAATTAGGCAATTCAATCGGTGCTGCCTTTACTTCTGCTTGTTTCATTATGTCGAACTGTTCTTTTGGATTAAATATATATGTATTATTCTGAGTAATCTGGCCAGGAACTTTTTGGTTCTTGTCATTAGAAAGTCTCTTATTTGCAAGTCTTTCCTTTACTTCAAGTGACTTTTCCTTGAAATTTTCACCAGTTTCAACAACCTGATAATCAGTAATTATCTTTTCAAGTTCAGTCAACTGTGCTACATTGTCTCTAACGGACTTAGATAATGTAGCATACATCATATAAAAATTAGGTGCTGCAGCTCCGCCAAGAATTAAATCTTTTAATGAATCCATAACTTCACGGTCAGATTCGATTAATTCTTGAAGCTCTGTCATCAAATATTCTTTATCAGCAAGAGTATATTTCTGTTCTACTATACCGTCTCGGATTTCAGAAATTTTAGCATTAGCCGTATCTATAGTAGACTTTACATCTTCCTCTACTGCTTCAATATTAAATTCTTTTTCTAAACCTTCAAATCCATTCATAATTATGTTAAAATATAGTAAAATTATTTACTTATGGTTGACTAAATTATTAATTCTGTAAATTTATTTACACATATTCAAAATTTGACGTTCTGTTAATACTTTGAATATGTAACCGTTCGCTGCACACCATCTTCTTGCAGCTTTCCACTTGGAATTATTTGTTCTTATCACGTTACATTTTTCTTGCCAACGCAATAATGCTTTCTGTGACCTTGTTTTCGGTGGGTCTGGATAGATAAGTTCATTATGTTCATTAAGCTTTGCCATCTGGCTTTCTGGCTTAACCTCAATAATATACTTATCAATGTTTCCATAGACATCTTTACACTTCATATAAAAATCAGTGATATACATGTGTTGCTTACCGTCTACTTCTGAAATATAAGGGAGCTTCAACACTTCAGAACCCCATTCCAAAATAGTCGCATACTTATCGCAAAAACGCATCAGCTTCAATTCCCAACTACTACGATATGTGATATCACTTACTTTTCCCAATGCACCGTTTAAGTTTACACACTTATATGGATGCTTCGGAAAAAACTTTCCTTTATAATAATCATTGCTAAATATCATTCCCATAATTCACCTTCTTACCAACCTGCAAATGGATCATAATATTCCGGATTCTCTTCTTTGACCTCTGGATCTTTATATCTGAAATCAAACATGTTAACCGTCTTATTAGCTGTCAAATCTGCATTTATTTTTAATGGGTCATTAAAATTATATTGTCCTGACAAAGCACTTGGTGCAACGTCATATATCGGGTCTTGTGGATTCATCAATGTAGGAGAGTTTGCAGAAACAGTCCATTTATTATCCTTGTAAACCTTCAATGTCATCGTATAAGTATGCTTTGCTAAACCAAATGCTTCAGAATAGTATTTTACATCGACAATCCTATAAAATGTATCGTTTGGATTTATGTAAATTATATCACCTATCTTTGCTGGGCATTCATTATAGACTTCTGGCGTATTCTTATCATATCCACCATAAGTTGAAAAATAATCAAATGCATTTATACTTGCATAAACAGTTACTGTATCTTCTCCCCAAATACCTTGTAACTGGTATGTTCTTACATTTGGCGGTAACTGCTGAACATATCCCATAAAATACCAGCTACGTTCAATTTCTCTTAACTGGTCTTCTCCATACAGCTTATCCCTGTCCAAATCTTCTGAAACATGATAATAAGTGCATTTGATACCATAAAGACCATATGCATCCAATGTAACATCATCAACAGTATCTTCTTCATTAGAACATACTATATTGTCTTTGTCATCTGCCAATGCTGCAGTAGTCGAGCAAAGCCATGGAAACATACTTGTATTTTTTATTGTAGCCATAATCTATTTATTTTACAGAAAATAATCCGTTATCAGACCATTGTATTTTTATTTTATTTAAATGTGGATTATATGTCATCGGTAATTTATAATATGCACATGGTATTGAATTTTCCGGATTAATTGGCTGATTTTCTATCATATTTTCATTATTATATTTTTCTGCACGATTTCCATCATACCACGTAATTAATAGGCCATTGCCATAAAACCCAGGTATTGTACCAGTAAATGTCATATCATCTGTTTTTATATTTGATTGTGATTCACAAACTGGCTCTTCAGTAATACCATATACTCTATAGTCTGATGCACTATATCCAGAACTAAAATCATATGTAGTATTAAAATGATTCATTTGATCAGTGTAAAATTGTTTTTCTGATGTTGGAACTGCATTTGGATATTTTTCAATATTATAATCGTATTGTTTTGCTAAATATGTACTATAATTATAAGACTTATAATAAATATCGCGCTCTATCATTGTACCTTCATGCGGTTTATCAGGTGTTGAAAATAGATATGCTGAAACAGGCGTATCAAATAAACCTTCATAGGTTACTTCTGATTCTAGGCCATCAACATCAGATATTGTCTCAATATTTGTCTTGTGTAATACGCCTAAATATTCATATTGTGTATTATTAACTGCGTCACTAAATGTTGTTTGATTTGCACTCAGTATTGGTCGATTTGCATTATAATTATATAAAAACCATACATCAAAACGTAAAGAACCTAAATGGTCTTTAAGCAGATCTTTATTATTTTGAAGCAAATGCTTTATATATGAATTAAAAACAAAACCTTTTTCCATCATGTCTCTACCTCTAGTAACAATCCAGATGCTACAGTTTCACATGCTTCTTGTAATTCAAATTCAGCCTCGTTATCAAATATTATACCATCATCTCTAACAAATATTCGTTTACCATCAACTGATGAGTACGTTCCACCTGGATATGACGGATAACTGCTATAGGTCCATGTCGTTCCTTCTGAACATTCGCCTAAACCAACATCTATATACATTACTGGATTATATTTACTATCCATAACATATAATCCCTGGAAATCATCTGCTGAAAATCCACTAAATGTAACAGCACTTACGCCAGTTCTTGATAAATTTGTAGACAATATACATCTTTGGTTTGGTGTCTTACCAATGTAAAGAATATTAGATGTATATTTAATATCATCGTTATATGCGCTCTTTTCTAATTTACCAATATTATTCACAATTGGCTCTTCATGCATATTAAACCAAAAACCAGCTTTATTATTAATAACATCATATTTTACTGGTAAATTTATACCTTCTTTACCAATATTAGTCTTTTTAACAACTTCTTTTAAATATGTATATCTATAAAAATCATATTTATCTTCTTCACCTTCTGCTAAATCACCATTAGCAATTCTATAATTATCAATAGGATATACACCTTCAAAGAAAGAAGGTTTATAGAATTCATCTTGTGCTTCTAAGATATTAATATTATGATTTGCTGTTAAATTATTATCCCATGTACAATTAGCAAAATTTACTGTATATGCACCTGTCTGTGAATGTGTATACCATGGATCTGCTGGAGTTATTGGCTGATATTCTTCACCAGCACTCAAATACTCAAATTCGTCGCCATAATAGAATATACTATTTTCATCATTTAATGCATAATTACCTAAATTATAATTTGCTGTCTGGGATTCATATGCAAAACCATTAAGAGTACGTGTCATTAATGCAGTGCCTATAGAATTGCCATTATAATCAAAAAGCTGACATATTGCGGCAGACCATATAGCAGATTCTCCCTCATTAGCTATTTCATATATTGCATCAGGTTTTTTACCATCACCATATACTTGTTCAGGAGTATATATACCATTTTCTGATTTTGTCAATACAGTCATTGCTGTACTTACTCCAGTAAGTGCAGCTTCACTCCAGTCATTTACAACAACACCGTTTTCATCAGCTGGATAAAAACCTTGTTCTGGACTTGCTGTATATGTCGATTTTTTCTGTGTTATGTATGCAGAATATAATGGCGGAGGAGTTGTAGCAGTCAAAACTTCTGCAACTTGATCATTCATATTCAATTTATATCCAGTCACATAGCCTTCGCCCCCTGCTGGATAATATATTGGTTCAACAGCAACTGGTTGTAATATGTAGCTAACTGCATAGAAAAAATTATCTCCATCGCCGCCTC